ACGATGTTATTAAACGTGATGGTGGACTTGTAGAGACGCTTTGCGCCGTCAGTTTGTGCGGTACTAGTAGACATAATGGGAACTCCTGAGGTGGTGGGCGGGATAGATTTGTGTGACTCCCGCCCAAGATCACATTCCCTCAGGAGGAAATTAGCCGGCAGCAGCCGCCGTCAGATTGGTGATGATGGCATTGGCCGGCGGATTCTTCACCACGCAGGTCAGTTCCGTAGTCAGCGTGCCGCCAACTGCGTCGATGCCGTTATCCACAACCGTGTCACCATTCATGTTGAATTCCTGTTTCATGGTCTTGCGGCCACCAAGGTAAGCAACACGGAAAGTCGACAGATCCACAGCAATCGCGTACTTGCTCCAGTCACTGTTGCTGTTGAACAGCGGATGCTCGATCATACGGAAACTGCCACGGGCAATATTGAATTGACCGAATTGCAGGCCGTACGAAGTTGCACCATTCTGGATGTAGTACGTGCTGTTCAGGCGACCAATGTTGTTAATAACTTTCCGGGCGGCGCCGCCAACGAACAGAACACGCTCGTTACCAACCTTCGGATCAGTTGCCTGATTGAAGACCGGATCCAGAGCCGTTTCCAGTTGGGTGAAGTTCGTAGTGGCGGCAGCCGTCGTGTTGTTCACCACACCGCCGTAACTGGCAGGATAGTAAGCAGCATTCAGGATGATATTCCGCAGACCATCCATAGTACGGAACGGCTGACCATTTCGCGTACCTTGCGACTTCGCGCCGAAGAACAACGCCGTTTCGATGTTGGCAGCATGGAAAGCCGCGCAATCCATCCGGTTTTCAGCAACGGTCGTTTCGCCAGCAATCACTTGCGTAGCTTGCGCCGAACCTGAAAGTGCCCAGGTATTGCGAAAGATTTGCGTGTAGTTGGTAATACGGACCGGGTTGATTTGCAGAGCATTCGGACGAACACTGGATTCCTCAAACGCATTCCCGATTTGGTACAGGTTCACGTTATCAGCAATAGCTGCGGCAGTAGAACCGACACCGCGAGTCACGCTGACCTGAGTTGCACTGAGAACCGAGTTGATGATGACAACTTCACCAGTCGATTCAGCGCGCATCAACATTCCAGGCAGAATATCAGTGGTGCTGGCAACAGTGAACACAGTGCTAGTGCCATCAGCAACTGCTGCATCCAGATTGATGGACGGAAACAGCATGGTCTTGGTGAAGAAACCATGTTCCACTTGCAGAGCTTGTTCCGTCGGCAGCATGGAAGTCATACCAAAAAGCGGCGCTTGGCCGTTCGGCATGAGGCGAGTAATCATCCCTGCGAATGATTTAGCGGCAAGATCTTGCGTGAAGCCGCTGGTATTGAAGATACCGGTAGACATGTCAGTAGTTCCTTTTGGTCAGAAAGATGAGGAAAGAATCAGGAGACGTGCCACTGAACAGTGGTAGCGGTCAGTTTCGTGACAGTAATAAACGACCACGAACTAGCCGGAGTGGTGGCACGACCGACCAGAGTTACGTCAGCACCAGCAGCCCACGTAATTGCGAACGCATCCTGAATTGAAACAATGAAACTGAACGAGTCGCCAATGTCCATATCAGGACAGGCGGCCAGAATCAGAGCGGCAGTCGGAGTAGTAACCGTACGACCAGCGGACAGTGCACTGTAGTACACCATACCGCCGGCCATTTCAGCTACCGTCAGCGTATGGTCCACATTAGTCGTCTTACTGGTAATGTCCACGTTGGCAACAATACCCAAACCTTGGCGGCTCACTTGCGGCAGGCCCGCAGAATTAGTGGCCAGAACTCGTTTGAAAAGCATTTTAGTTTCCTCTGGCCACACGGGCCGAATGATTGAAGATAGAAGTCAGATCATCCGCGCGAAGATTCAACCCATGAATCCCAATCTACACCCCGCTCAGCAGCGGTAGGCTCTTTCTTAGGAGTAGGATTGAAATCTTCTGCGGCGGCCTTGAGATAATCTTTCGCCATCGCGTTCAATTCTGAGGCGGTAGCATTCGGATATTTCGCAGCCAGTTGGTTCTGGATTGCAGTCACCACGGGGGCAACAGAGGGCTTTTTGAACGCAGGATTCTCCGTGAGAAGTGTATCCTGCATGTTCTGCTTTTTCACTAGGCTGGGGAGTTGAGCAGTGAACTCGTCTCGGGCCTTAGATACTTGGGTTTCAATCAGCTTCTGGGCAACCACAGTAGATTGACCATAGACTGTTTGAGCCGTTTTGTTCAGAAGATCTGCCAGTGCAGCCACTGCTTCATCACCGCCACCAGCAATCTTCTTCAGGGAGTCTTGATCCAGAATACGTTTGAAATCTACCTTACCTGCGGCTTCCAACATCTTCTCGGGAGTGAGTTGATTGTCGGCAGTTTTAGAGGGGTCGGAAGCTGGATCAGTGGCAGGAGTTTCCCAGAGCTTGGCGAACTTATCCTCTGGGGATTTGTTGTCACCAGGCTGATTACCGCCAGGAGGAACTACACCATTCGGGGCAGTTTGCGCTGACGATTGCGGAGGAACCGGCGGCGGATTAGTAGCCAGATTGTTCGTGATTCCAGGCTGCGGAACTGGCACGTTCTGAGTACGGGCGCCGAAGATTTTATCCATGAAGCTCATGTTGGTTTCCGTTATGGTTGAGATTTAGAAGTTAGCGACGACAACCCAATCTTCGCACAGAAGATCGGTTTGACTGGCAAGCCAAGGGACTTGATTGTCATCCGCAGTCTTCATATAAATATACGGAAGTGTCATTTTGCTGTGCGCATCTGGCACTTGAAGATTCAGCCACATGCCTTTACCATTCCAACCACGACGAGCAATTTTATTGCCCTTCTTAAGTTGTTCAAGAGCTTCAGAGAAAGTAAGGTTTGGTTCCATGATTTGGTTTCCTGAGGGAGTTAGTAGGAGGAGGGGCGGATCAAAGATCCAGGGGGCGCTGTCCACTAAGCTGGAACTCAGCCTGTTCGGACAGTGTGAGGAGATACGACAGTGCATCAATCTGTCCACGGAGATGCGCTTCTTGTTGTGCGTATTCGAGCGGTTGAGCCGGTGTGAATGTGAGATTAATTTTCTGTGTTGCTACTGATGCGATCTGATTCTGAATGACTTGTTTCTGCAGGATTGTGAGAAGTCCGCCCTGCAGATATTCTTCCGGAGTGAGAGTCCAGGATTGGAATTGATTAGTTTGAGATAGAGTTGCCATCACACCGCTCCGTTAGTAAGACCGCCGCCGGATCCTGGAGCTGCGATTGCTGCCTGACCCTGCGCTTGCGGAGATTGCATCTGCGGATCATATCCGAATTGCTGCGGCATAGGCTGCGGACCCGGACCCACACCTTTCTTGGCGGATTCCATAGATACCATCTGCCAGGCGCTCAGTGCTTGTTCATACGCTTGCTGCTGCGGACTCTTCTCGAATGGGCTCAGATCCACATTCTCAGTCTTCATGATGTAGGAGAACATCGGTGCAATGTTGTATGCGCCGCCGATAGCTTGGGAAGATCCAATCACTTGCATGGCAATCTGCCGAGATTCCGTACTCATCACTTTTTCGGACGGAAGCAGGCCGTCTGTGATCTTGAAGGAAATGATTGCTTGCCGCAGCTTCACGGGATCAATGCTGACATTCTGACGCTGCGTCGGAGAATAGATACTGGTCGCACCTTGGAACTGAAGCATGTTCAGTTTCAGAACTTCCTTCAGAGGAGTGAACACCTGAGATTCGTACAGGAGCGCAGTCATCTGATCGCTGGAAGTCGCATTGGACATGGTGGATTGCCACTGTCCGTCAGTCTTATTGCCCTTGACGAACTGACCTTGGCGCGCCTGATTCTGGCCATTCAGAGTATTTGCGAATCCGATTAGTCCTTGGATTTCCTGCAGATTGATACCGGATTGGTCATCGCGATACGGGAACTGATAGACAGATTCGCCAGGAGGTTTACCGTATGCGGACGGACGAACAGGAATCTTAGCGGCCGGATTGGGAGAATTGATGTGCTGTTCGGAAACTCGGCTCGGATCGTAGAGAACTCTGTCAGTCACAGCGCGGCGCCGGGCAGCAAGAACAGAATTCATTAGTGCGCTGGC